TAATGTTGATCCTTGCTGAGTTAATTTATCTAATAGTCCCATTGTTTTTTATTTATAAATATTAGAAATTACTGAGTTTTATAAGTGCTCATAGCCATTGCTGTACCTACTTTTGTACCGTCGAGATATACTGTTCCTTCTTTATTAGCTATTTGTGTTAATATAGCTCTCATTTCTTTAAATTCAGCCATAAGTTTATCTAATGGGATAATAGCTTCGGGACCGGCTTCACCAACTAAACCTTTAACCGGTTTAGTTACAATACCTCCCTCGGCAAAAGCCATAGAGCTTCCACCTGCTATTGAATCAGTTAGATTAGGTGTGGGTGCTTCATCTATATTTACACCCGGAATTTTATTAGCTAGGGCAATAAATTCATTGATAAGTTTAACCGCTCCACTGGTAATTGCTTGGAATGGAGATAAAAAGATATTAAGTAAAGAAGTACCGATTTGTTTAAAACCTTCGGTAACATCCCCATTTAATATAGTCATTATACCTTTAAAAGTTCCTTTGAGTCCTTCTAAGGGTTGAGTTATAGTTACACGAATTATTTCACCTATAGATTTTAAAACACTTAAAACTGGTTGTGCTGCAATATTAATTAAAGGGAGAAAAACTTGACCAATCTGCATAAGAGGATCTAATATAGCTAATACAGGTTCTGCTAATGCTACAAATAATTCTTGGAGTTTAACTATAGATTGATTGAATCTTTCTTGAGTGGACTGTTGTTGAAACTGGGTGGCTAATTGTTCATTACCTAAACGTTCTTTAGCTTTTTCTAAACCTACTTGTTTAACTAAATTATCAAATTTTTCTTTAGCATTTTCTCCCTCTACCCCTGAAAGAGCGGCTAATGACTCGCTTTCAATTAAAGATTGGGCTAATTCGTCTCGGGTTAAACCAGCAGCTTTAGCTATTGCTTCTTGCTGGATAACATTCATTTTACCAAAGTCAGTAGATGTTCCTACTTGTTTAGCTATTTCGGCGGCTGCTTCAGCTGATTTACCGTTTAAAGCTAATAAACGTGCTTGTTCTAAATTAAGATCTTTACCAGTTAATAATTCAGCTTCTAGTTCAGCTGATATAGAAGATTCAAAATCTAATAAACTACCAGCTATTTTTTCAGTTTGTTCTAAAGATAAACCAAATTGTCTTGCTTGGGCAGCTGAACGAGCTAAAGCATCGGCACTACCACCTAATGAAAGTTTAAGAGAGGCAGATGCTTTACTTACATCTCTTAAAATAGTTTTTTCATTAAGTAATAATTTATTTTGAGAAGCAAAAGCTTTAGCACCTCCTAAAATAGCTTCAGTATTATCTTCTAAAGATTTACCATTAGTTAAAGAAAGTTTTTGTATACCTTCTAATTCATCATTAGTAAATCCTGCCTGATCTCTTAATTTAGTAAAAATAACTAGATCTTGTTCATTTAACTTAGCATTTGAACCTAAAGAATTACCTACAGCTATTAAGCTTTCATTTAATCCCTTAGTGTTAACAGCTGAATCACCTGATAGATTGGCTGTTCTATTTAATTCACCATTCAAAGCTACTGCATCGGAATACGACATGTTAAAACTTTTTGCAGTATTACCAGACATAGTGTCGAGTTTTATTGCAGCTTGAACTACTTGTTGGATAGCTAAACTTAAGGGATCTACAGCTTTGACAGAAGAAAGTAAATTAGTACCTAATTGTTTAGCAAAATAACCAGCTTGTTTAATAGATGATACAGGATTGCCCTGCCGTTTACCCATGATATTAGCAAACTTATTAGTTTTAGCCGTAGCCCCATCTATATCTAAAATGCTACTTAAATTACCAGATTTATCAAATGTATCTAAAATGCCACTTAACCCTTTACTTAATTTACCTACTATCCCTAAATTAGATTCTTGAGCTTTGTTTTGAGCTTCTAAATCTTTTAAAATTTGATTTTGAATACCTAGTTGTTCATCTAAAGATGAAAGCAATTGTGCTTGTAAAACAACATCATTTTGGGAGAGGATTAAAATTCTTTGGCGAATAGTATTTTCTATAGTAGCAGATCGTTCCCTTTCTTTAGCTAACGCTTTAGCAATATTTTGACCTTTATTAAGTTTTTCTTGCAAAGAAACCTGGGTATCCAGATTAGTAGTAAGTTTTTTTAATCCGCTAACTAAATCACTACCAAAAGATTTTTGAACTCTTTTCCCAATATCATCTAAACCTCGAGCTGAATCAATAGCATCTTCTAAACCTTCTTTAATAGATGATGCTATATTAGCAAAGGCATCTTGTACTAAAGAAAGATCTCTAGCAAACTCTTTAGTGGTTTTTCTAGCTTTATTTAATTCGTCGTCCGGTGATGCCATTTATAAAATTATTTATTATAAATATTGGAAAGCACTATTTTTTTGATGCCTTAGTAACATAAGTTGGGGGTGTTATTTTTTCTACAGATGATTTATTTTTAGTAGCTCCGGCAGACTTCATATTATTAATAGATTTCTGAACGTTATCATCATTACCCTGATTATTTATTTTAGAAAAATAATCTTGGATTTGTTTATAAGTAAATCTACGAAGCCACACCGGCATATTATAAACAGTTTCCCAACTGTATCCACCTTTACCATGAAATACTATCTCATGAATTTGAGTGAATAAACTCATTCTTAATTTAGGAATGTTTTCAGAGATCAGGCCAAAAAAAGCTAAGCCCAATAGGAATAGCGACCTCCTCACCGCTATCTAAAGTATACCCTAAATCAACATCAGGTTGAACTTGTTTAATATATTCTCTTAATGCTCTAGAATCTCTAGCTAAAAAATGATTATCGACAAAATTTCTTATAGTTTTTTCTTCTCGGTTTCCTTCAATTGAAGTAATAACATGTTTTAAACGAGTAGTTAATTCTGGGGATTGGTCTTTATTAATTTTTTTAAGACCTTCTAATTCTTTTTCTATCTTTTTTTCATCACTGTGAGATAATAATTTAAAAGTAATTTTATTACCTGAATGGGGAAGTGTGTAAGAAAATTCGTTAATTCCTTTAGTAATTAAAGATTCATCAAAAGGTTTATTTTCTAAACTAGCAAGATCTACAGTATGAGTTTTACCTCCTAATTCAAAAGAATAATTACCCCCATATCCTAAAATACGAGCAGCCACAAATAAAGCATTTTTGTCTCCAATAAGTAAATCATCATAATTAAATTTAGTAATTATTAAAGATTGTAATAGTTTATCTAAAACTGTTCCTTGTTTAATATAAGACTGGTTAGTAAGAATGTCTTCTTCTCTAGCAGTCATATATTTCATTTCTATTTTTCCTTCTGTTAAAGGGTGGCCTTCGGGGTATAGTAAACCTTTTGAAGGTAATTCTACAATTTCTGTAGCTATTTTAAAATCACTCATAAATTTTTATTTAATAAAACTAGTTTGTCTATTATACATATAAGATAAAAAAAGAGCTTGACATAGCCAAGCTCAAATTTAATTTTATGTAAACTTTTATTAGAAGTTCAATACACAATAATCGGGTTGTACTGTCATTGTTATATTAATAGCAGTATCTACTGTATCCCAGTCATAATCACCAAAGCTAGCTTCAGTAATTAACGCACCTTTAATTACCCATTCTGATACGATATCACCTACAGGTCCTAATACATCAAATGTTAAATCTTTCTTGTAAAAATCGGAATAACCATCGCGTCCTGTTACTGACTCGTGGTGTAAACGTACCCACTCCATTACTGCCTGAGCACCCGAAGGAGTGATAGGATCAAATAATGTGAACTGAATAGTACCCCAAGTAGTTTTACCTTTAACATAACGTTGAACGTTAATGTGATTTAAGGGTACAGAACCTTGTGATAAATTTATAGCTCCTACACCTTTAATTTCATAAGCGGGGATACCATCAATATACATGATAAAGCGGTTCGCCTGTTTGGGTTCAAACGCTGTGAAAAATATTTCGTTTGGGTCTAATACTGCCATTTTGCTATATTGTTTATTTTATTATAAATATTACTAATTATAACTCTTATGATGGGAAAGTAGCTCCCGTTGGTAAAATATTGAAATCTAGGTAAATGAATTCAGCTGTCTTGGTTGGTTGTAGATAAATCTGACCAATCATCTGGTTTCTATCGATTACATCCGGAGTGTTATTGGAATCATCCATAATTACTCTAAATGCGTATAAACCTTGACGTTGTTGAACTGATTCAAGATATGGGTTAACTTGGCTTAAGAATTGGTTTCTTGTAGCAATTGTGTTTTGTTCAAACACTAAGTTGTTAGCTACTTGAGAAATATAAGACTTAAGAGCAATTAACAATCTACGTACATTTACACGATCGAGTGCAGATGCTTTTTTCTGTAGAGTTTTCTGACCATACACTACAACTCCAGTTCCTGGGAATGTAGCAATTGGGTTTACATTACCTGTATAGAGTGTATTACGTTGAGATTGTGTTAGTTTTCTTTCGGCTCTTACTACCGTATCTAGTCCACCGCGATTGATTCCGGCAGGTGCGAACCATGGTTCAGATACATTGTCATTAAACGCGTATACAGCAGGAATTAACGTTGATGCTGGTACATAGACTAATTGACCCGTTCCTGGATCAATTGTTTGTACCCAAGGCCAATATGTTGCGGCATATGAACTGTTAATTAAATTTGCTTCAGTTACAGTAGTATTAACTGTAGCATTATAAGGTACTGTATCTATCACAGCAATAGCATCTCCTCTAGATTGAATTGTATTTACTAAAGTAGTAACTTGAGATGCGTTAATGTCCATAGTTAAACCTGGAACTGAAATTACATTGAATCTGTAATCGTCTTGGTTAGCCATCAATGATATAGCGGCATCATAGTCATCACCTCTAATACCTTGGATATTGGTAGCAGTAACACCTGATTGTGAATAGTAAGCTGCTCCTCCTCCGTAAAATAAATCACCTGTAGCGCCTGTAAAAGTACCACTAGCGGCTGTTGGGATTGAACCTGTAAAAGCGTTTTGAGCAGTTCCATTATTATTAAAATAATTTGGGGTTGGTTGTTGAACTGCACTTACATAAACATAGTTTGAATTATTAGGATAGTTACCTACTTCTTGAATATATGAAACTCCGTCACCATCCGTTACTAAAGTTTTGCGACTATCACCAATTACTCTAGCTATGTAATTGTCTTCAGTTGGGTCTAATGATAGATTTGGCCATGTTTCAAGTACAATTGGTTCTGTAGTTGTATCATTACCTTGTCTAATTAATAGACTGAATTGGCCTGATCCTGTATCTACACCCGTGATTTGCCATCTTACGTTATCCTCTTCCAT